TTTGATGTTTGACATTCCAAACTCGATAGCCAATTGCTTAGTGCTTTTGTCAGTAAATCGAGTTTTTGCAGAAACCATATTAGGGGCTTGCAAAAAAACAATAAAAACTTCTTCATGGCAATCCTTCATTGGACACTCGGCTTTTTTACTTTCAAAATAGCCGTGCTTTGGACACTTATAGTCATTTACTACCGCCATTGTTATCTCCCCTTCAACTGTTCGTCAAGTGTTAAATCGTTATATTCATACTTTGGTTTAATTCCGAGTTTAATTTGAATCCTGCCATCTACTAACTCTAATTTGGTCGTTCTTTCAAATTGTGGCTTTGCTTCTTTGCGGTACTGAACAAAACGGGTATTGTCCCGATTCTGCATAATGGCTAATTCTCCACGGCAATACTCTTGATATGCTTTAGATACCCGTATTTGCATCATTTCTGTCAATGGTTCGGTCAAATATTTAAAAACATCGTAAAAATGCGCTTCAGACAAGCCAGCATGGTTAGAAAACAGTTTTAACGAAATTCCTCGGTCTTTATCAAGAATAAAGCGCCTCATTAGCCGTTTTAGCTCTAATTTAGGAATTGCGGTGTTAACCCTGCCCATAAACCCCGATTGCCTTCAAATAATCAGATACATTGCGCCCAACCGTGAGTTGCTCAGGGGTAAAGTCATCTTGTACCCGTGAAACGGTCCTAGAAATCTGAGTTGCAATGAGTCTAGGCTGAACTTGCTCTGCAAACGCTGCTGCAGCTAAAGCGCAAGCAATAACACGGTCATCTTTGTTCCGACCTGCTGCTTCTATGGAGCCACCGTTACGAACCATTGTTTTCATCTCCTCAATGGTGTCCATATCGTTAATTTCCATCATGCCACGCTCAAAAAAGTCTTTCATATAGGTAAGCATCCTCTCTTTGGTAGCAGAAGTAGTTAGCCAACCAATCGAATTGCTCATTCCGCCCAAGGTATCGTTCCTACGCCAGATATAGTTCTGCATATTGGCATAGACATCCATGAGATCCTTGCCCATAGCGCTTCCCATGTGGGCAGCCTGTCTTTTAAGGTTCTTTAGCTCGTTAATTACTGCTTGACCTGGACCATTGACCTCTAAGTTCAGAGTAGAGTTCTTGTAAGCACCTGCTAAGTGGGCGATCACCCAAGCAAACTGATAGGTATTCATTTCACTTGTAGCAAAAGAAGCCACCTGTTCTAAGCCATCTGAGTAGACTCTGAACACTTGGATACAAAAACGATCTGCCCAATCTGAGCTTCCGTAAGCTGGATCAGCGCCCAAAACATAATAAGCCGTGTCTACAGGTTCTTCCCAGACCTTTAAAGTGCATAACCTATCGGTAGACTTAATCACTTCGGTGTCTTGGAAGTTCGTACCAAAGACATAACGGTAAGAGGCAAAAGTTTTCTTCTTTAAAGACTTGACGGCATCGGTGCAACGGGCATTAGAAAAGAAACTAGTCCCCGTCATAATGAAAGCGTAGTCCTCAGTCGGTGGAAACTCCTGATACATCAAGCTATCGTCTTTGATTCCTTCAAATAACTTCCAACGCCACCAAGCTATTTGCCGTGAATTGATGTCAAAGTTATAAAGTTTTTTAATATCCTTAACCCATTCCTTTTCTTCGCCTGTGAGCTTGCCATCCCAGTACACCTTGTAGGTGTTGCCATTAGGATCTAGGCTATAGAGTTCATTACGCCACCAGCCACAGAAGATCGCTCTTTGAGTTCTAGCCCGTTTAGCGGTGGTGTACATATCGTGAAACATATTAAAACCACGAGCAGTCGATTCAAACAAATACATTCGATCAGGATTGGTTTCTGCTAAAGACGCTAAGAGTGAAGCGAGTCCTTCTTCATCTCCCCAACTGGAAGTTTCCGTTCCATGTAGGTATGTAATAGCCTTGCCACGACCAAGAGATCCTTTCGCTCTAAGCCCTGCGACTTGATAAAAGAGTCTACTGCGGTTCTTGAGGGAAAGCTGGTTCCGATTGTGGGCAAGCAAGGGGATACGGTACTCTTTGGGTAAACCATCCATATACATGGCAAGCGTTGATCGGAACATATCCCGATTTTCTTCCGTATCTGTTGTAAGTGTGCCTTGCAGTCCTGGGTGGGTAAAGTGCCAATAGAGGTCAAGGGCGAGTGAGATTGTGGTGATTCCAAGTTGTCTACCTTTCAAAATGACAAAAAAATGGACATCTTCAGCTAAACCTTTAGCTATTTCATCCATCACATAGGTTTGGCTACCGAGTAGCGTGCCCATTTTCTTTAAACCCTGCTCTTTGGTTTCTATTTGCAAAGCAGCGCAGAACTTATAAAAACCCTTCTTATCAAAATTCATACGGTAATCCACGGTAATTTGTTATTAAAACGCTTGAGTATTTCCCGATTACCAATTTCAAAGAACTCTTTTTTGACGCTATAGTCATTGCCACCAAGCCTAAAACAGAAGGTGTGCAGGTTAGTACCCACAAACTTAGGGAATATTTGTTTAGCAGTAGCATAGAAAGTTCGATCTATCCCATAGCCTTTATTAGAAAGTACCCCGCTAATGGCTTTTAGACATTCCGTTCTCATGCCCCACATACACCAATCGACAAAGTGGTGGTTCTCTATATTCCAAGTAGAATTCGCTTCGCCCAATGCTTCACAGTTATCCAGTAGGAGAAACTCTCCATTCTTATCAAACACTTTTCTAAAAGAATAAGCCCAATCGTTGCCTTCATTAATTTTCCCCATGATGGTTTCTACATGGTCGGGCTCGAACCAATCATCGTCATTACAGAAAAAAGTGACTTCCTCGTTAATCAAATGCGGGGCAGCAGCCAACCAACGCCTACCCTCTAAATCTTTACCGCCAATTTTGGTGTCCCAGTAGCACAAGCGGACATGGGGATATAAGCGCCTTAGCTCAACAAACTGATTAAAGTTATCGTCACATAAAATGTAATGCTGGCAAGCATAAGTCTGGTTATAGACCGACTTTATACACTGCTCTAATTCAAGCGGTCTTTTGCCGTTGGTAACGGTAACTACGGCTGCGGTTCTCATTTAACTTTTAAATATTCTCGAATTTGATTTAACAAATCTAATTGAGGTTTTGTATAAGCGTCTTGAGAGTTTTCCCATTGATTAAATGTATAGCCTCTAAAGTAACCAGGCATACCACTTGCTTTTAACCAATCCTCATAAGGTCTTGATTCTTTATATTCTGGGTGCTTTTGATAATAAGCATATTGCTCTTGTAGCTTTTGATTTTGTTCTGGAGTAAAAGAATTAGAAAATTTTTGATACCTTTCTGACAAAAAAGGATCTTTTTCAACTCCATAATGACTGACATAATCAGCTAAAATATCAATTGGTTTGGTTGTTGGATCAAAAACTTGAACCCCAACTTTACCCATTGGGAGATTTTCTGGTCGTGGATATTCTGGTGAACCAGTTTCTTCAGGGCTATAAAACTCTAAAAATCCCCTTCCTTGGTTTGGGGCGTAGTCAAAAGCTATATCTTTATCGGCTAAATAAGGGTATTCAGTCTTAGCCTTTTCAAATAACATTTGACCAATCACATTATTATCATCAACATTATCTTCCATCATTTTCCTATCTATGTTGGTTCTGCTTTTTAATCTCAAAGTGTTCTAGATCCCAGTCCGCCACTTTTAGCCTAGCCTGATGGTTACGGGCTAGATCAATCAAAGCGGTATAGGTCATTTCACTATAGGCGTTTTTCCATGTGCCTGCCAACTTAATCTTTTGTTTCTTGGTCTTGCAAGCAATGGCTTTGTTCATCTGCTCTTTAAATAACAGGCGCTCTATGCTCAAACGCTCAACATCTGGAATCAAGGTCTACATCCTCTGGGCTATCAAGAAGCGACTTTAAATAAGTGATCTCAGCCGTAGCTTGGGCTAAGAGCTTAGAGGATTCGCCATGCACCCGCATGAGTTCGTGAAAGATTTGATCTTTACTCATCTCCCAGATCCGTTGCATATACATTTTCTTAGCCTGGTCATTGGCTGTTTCAATGAACTTCTCTGCGCTCATTTCACCGTTCATTTTGCCGTTTGCTTTTTCTGTCATTCGATTCTCCATACTCTAACTCCGTTGCCTTCCCGCCTAGCGGTAAATTTCATACCTGTCCTCTTTTGTGCCTTGTAGTTCGCATTACAAATAATCTGAATCTTTGACTCTGGCACAAAGAAGCACTCACCCAATTCCATTTCTTTGTAAGGGTATCTTTTAGTCCTCTCAGAAGGTAATGGAATATTACTTTCCACTGCAATTGACATATACTCTCCTTAATCTATTTAATCTGATAATACACACTATGTTAGAAACATACAATGAGTATCACCTTGGCGATAACCTTGTACACCTTAACTATCTCAGGCGCTTACAACTCCCCTTGGGTGAGGACATTGTCCACCACTGCAATCCAATGCACCACGCTCAGCTATTACCGCTAACGCAGGGTACAGCGATCACCTTAGCCGATCTATACATACCACCCACAGCAATCAACGCTTGGATTGGGCGGGATAACTACTTTTACAATCACCCCTTACAAGCTAATTGGGTGTTGTTCCATTTATCCTGGTTCGATCATTTATCTAATCTCTTAGGAGTAGACAACCCCGTAGCTTGCAGAGAAGATTTACTCTTTGAGTACCCTGCCTTAAACGCTCCCTTACCCATGTCTTTTGATACCCTCATAATCAACGCAGAGCCTAAATCAAACCAATTGCCAACCTTTACTCATGGATTTTTTAACAAGCGGGTAAAAGAGCTATTAAACGCTGGCAAGAGGGTGATTACTACGAATCCCACAGGGATGTGCCTATCGACTTTAGAGATGGGGATGGATGTGACTGCCATTGGTTCTCTATCGAAGTACTGTACCGCCATAGAAGGGGTTGCTACAGGTCCTATGTGGACAACCTTCAATGTCTTTAATTTAGAGAATATCAAGAGTAGGGTTTTGTACTGCGATATGCAAACAGTCAATTTGACGGATAACACCATTACCAAAAAACTGTAATTTTCTATGGGGGGAGAACGGGATAGGGCACGCACAATCCCCACTCCCTGCCCAATTCGATTGCCAATCTTTTGTGCAAGTCTACGCTGCTGGTTAACCTTACCAGACCAGATTACCAAAGCTAGTTAAGTGTTGCTCAACACTCTAGTTAGTAGGTTACCCTGCTCATTACCAGGTCATTATTAGGTCATGACAAATATAGGGTTTACCCTAGCAGTGAATAGGTTGGCATTGTTCCTAATTTTCTGCATACCTGCTTACCTATTAATCTAGTTACTTACTAAATTAACTATTTATCAATAGTCTTATTATATTAATAGGATCACTATAGAAAAAAGCTATCAATTTGTCAATCTTAATTAAAATATTTATTTAAACATTAGTAGTATTAATAAGATTAATAGTATTACAATCAAACTGTAGTAAACAAAAACCTAACTGAAGGAGTAACACTATGAGCGCATTACCTAAACAATCAACTGACTCTATATTGAAAGATCAAGTCTTACACATTGTTAAAACTATTGAGGAAGGCGATTGGGGTCAATCACCCGATGATGAGAATGAGCAAGGTTCAGCTTATGATTACTTGAGTGATGTATTAGATATAAATTGGATTTTAAATAGTGATAAAAGCTACAAAGGCGCTAGATTGTTAGTAGCCTTTGGTGGTCCTAACATTTGGATAGATACAAACCTTGAGCAAGTAGAAGGCTATTGGTGGGGAGAGAAATTTATTGCTCAATACAATCACACTGATGGAGCAATTGAATTCGATCAAACTTGTGAAGAATTGATGGGGTGCTAATCATGCACTTAGCAGCCTAAATGTACTATCTAAGGCGCTTATTTATAGGCGCTTTAGGGGTTTACATTTTGTAAGCCAATACCTAACTAAGAAAGATAAACAATGAAAACTTTTAGCGATATTAAGCGTAAATTAGTAGAAGGTAATTCTTTAACCATGACTAGGCATGATTGGTATCCACAAGGCAAACTAATTGGGCTTACTAGGGATATAGTTAAGCGCCAATCTAATGCTATTCAACTAGAGGGGGGCTCTTGGCTATACCTAGATAAACCCGCTAAAGAGTACATTCCTACTAGTGACAATACATTCCTAGTGTTTTTAGATAACGATAAATTTATGGAATATAGGATCAATTAATCATGAATTATAAAGACACCTTAACCGATAAGATTATTTTGGTATTTGCCTTATTTGGTTTAATACCCTTAATTTGGCTTATATTGGCACTTTAGCAATCATTTACCACTAAATAGGGGCATAGTAGCCCCTATTTTTTTATGAGCTTGTAGCTCGTTTAAATCATTCTCTATAAAGGTACGAATTATTTCATACCTATTGATTAAGGGGTACGAATTAATTCATACCTTAGGGGTACGATATATTTCATACCTTTACTTTATCCCTTTGTCTTAACTCTTTTTTGAGAGAGATAGTTTTAGTTATTGCCTGAAAACCATATATAGGTGGATTACCTATACGCGCGCGGGTAGGGGCAAGATAGTGGCTAAGTTGGTCAATTTGGTAAAGCTGGTTAATCTGGCTAAGTTGGTCAATTTGGAAAGTTTGGTCAATTCAAAAATTAGATTACCCAACCCAATTTGATTACCCGATAAAAAAAGTTAGTGAGCACCTAACCCGCTATTCATATAGGGGTACACGCTTTTAAGCGGTAGCTATCGTTTATCTAAGTGCTTAACTAAAGAGGTGCAGCCCTGTGAGAGTCCTCTAGATACTAGCCACTATGTTTATTTCCTTTGGCGCTACACCATGCAGAAGGGGTGGGTAATGCCCCCGTTCAGTTTGTTTTAATGGTGATTCTTGGTAGCGAGGTCTTTGCGTGTTATGGATTACCCAATCGCATAACAGACCACAAAAACCACCACTAAAACATTCTTGCGAGAATTACACCATAGAAAAATAAATTACACAAGCATTGTTTTAATACAACACATTAACAAATAGTGTATTGCATTAAGATTATTAATCCTTTAAAGTGTAGTTGTTGTATCCAAATACCTAACTGAAGGAGTAACAACATGAAATTCTGCATAGACTGTATTCACTACGAGGACATGACAGGCTTGTGCCTCAAGACTAACTACACTGATTTAGTTACTGGTAAGACTGAGTATCGTAATGCTCACACTGAAAGAACCCTAGACCTGACAGGTTGCGGTAAAGAAGGCAAGTTCTTTAAACCACAGCGCCAAAAGATATATACGGCTGCTGATCTAGACGATTTATCCACAATTCCATTCGGGAGATAAGCATGACAACTGGAACAATTCCTAAACCTACTAAGTCAAAGTCCTACGCAGACGAAGAACTTCAAAAGCGAAGGGAGTCTTTGCGAGAAAAGGGTAAAACCAATAAAGATATAAAAAGAATTGAAAAAATTATGCTTCAAAAAGGCATCCTTAATTATAACGATGCATCTGAATATTTAGATTGGATGGATCAAGCTAAAAAATTGAAACCAGTAAGCAACAAAGTAAATGAAATAAATCGTTTAAAGAACTTGATTGGTAGGCAAGACGATCAGCTAGACCAGCTCTCAGACGATCTTAAAGATAGCAAAGAACAAGCTGAGTTCTGTCGTAAGCAGATTAATCATTATCTGGCATTAATCAATATATTAACAAGGGGAACTTAATGAACGATCAAGCAGATTTCGCAGACGAGGTTAGAAATAGCGCCTGGTGGAGTGGTGATAGTCGTAAGGCTGCCAATGGTAGAGCAGTTGACGCAATCCTGACTAAACAAGGCAAGATGCCTATTCCTGATTTGTCGCAGGTAGAGGTAGTGCAAATGGGTCATGTTATGCAACCCGTGATTGGCAGGTTAGCTCAGGACAAGCTACAAATAGAGCTTAAAGAGGCTGACTATGCGATTACTCACCCACAACACGATTGGTTTCGTAGCCACTTTGATTTCATATCGGCTGATGGTAAGACGCTAGTTGAGGCTAAGAACTACAACATGGGTACTAGGGTGAAGTTTGATGCTGATACGAATACGATCCCGATTGCTGACTATGCCCAGTTAGTGCATGAGGCTGCTTGTCATGGCGTTGAGCGCATTTACCTGGCTGTTTTATTTGGTGGTCAAGAGTTTCAGACCTTTGAATTTAATATCAGTGAAGCTGAGAAGGATGAATTCATACAGAAGATGGCAGTGTATTGGGGTTTTGTAAAGGCTAATACTTTGCCAGAAGCAGAAACTATTGAGCAAACCAAGCTGATTTATCCAGTATCTACTGAGGAACAAGTTGTAGCTACGCAGCAAATGGAACAAGCAGTAGCGCAACTTAAAGCGATCAAGGGTCAGATTAAAGAGCTTGAGGGCGCAGAGGAACAGATTGAAGTAGCCATTAGAAACGCTCTAGGTGACAAGTCAGCAGTGGTGGGTGTAGACGGATCAACGCTAGTAACCTGGCGTTCTACTAAGCCCTCTAAGCGATTTGCTAGTGATCTATTCAAACAAGCTATGCCAGACATTTACGAGAAGTTTGTCATGGAAATGCCAGGTAGTCGTAGGTTCTTAATCAAATGAACAATACTTTATTAACGGGGAAACTATTATGAGCAATAACTTAATACCTTATGCAGATATGGAGCAGATGGCGCAAGCAATGGTCAAAAGTAATCTGTTTGGCATGAAGGATGTAAACCAAGTGATAGCCCTTGGGCTAGTAGCACAGGCTGACGGGATGCCATTTGCTAGTGCAGTACGGGATTACGACATTATCCTAGGTAGACCAGCACTCAAGTCAGCTTCTATGCAAGCACGGTTTCAAGCTGCTGGTGGCAAGGTGGAATGGAAGGTCTACACCGATGATGAAGTGACAGGTATCTTTTCACACCCTAATGGTGGCAGCTTAGAGCTAACCTGGACAATTGAACAGGCACAGCGCATTGGCTTAGTTAAACCCAATTCTGGCTGGTCAAAGTATCCACGGGCTATGCTTAGAGCAAGGTGCTTATCAGAAGGAATCAGGACAGTATTTCCTGGCTGCCTTGGCAATATGTACGCACCAGAGGAAGTGATTGACTTTGAACCACAATCAGCACCTAAGCCAAAGAGCATGGGCATTGTCACTAAGTTGGGTAATGAGATAGTCACCATTGCCGATCTGAAAGAGGACAATATTCGTGGCATACCCATGTATATCCCAGGCTCAGACGAACCCTATGCTCAGTACCTGACAGTAGAGGATTGGATTGATGGCTACGCAGAGATGCACGCTAAGATCCATGAATCTACCAAGCTCTCGCAAGAGGAAAAAGACGAGAAGATTCATTCACTACGGGTTTGCAATGATACCTATACGAAAACTTTTGACGGCAATACAGTTGCCAAATTCTTATCCAAGCTCACAATCCATAGAAAGGAAATCGCAAATGGCTAGTTTTTTATATCAAGAAGGTAAAGGTGGTCTATTACAGGAGTTCGATAAAAAGAACCCTGCTGGACCAGACTGGAAGGGTACTCTCAAGCTCAGTAGAGATTATAAGAAGGGCGAGGAAGTACGCATTAGCGCATGGACTAAGAACAATCCCAAAGGAACGATCATTAGTCTTAACGAAAACAATTGGACACCAAACCCAGATAGTAACTACCCCAAGGAGATAAATCATGTTAAAGATTCTGATGTTCCGTTTTGATATAGCCTTATTTTTATTGGTTTTTGCACTGTTTATGCCGATAGCAGAAGCAGGTACTAAATGCGAGCCTGTTCCTGGCGGTGGCTTTTGTTGTTGGGATGTAGAACGAGATGGCATCTTTAAACCGATCTCTTGTGCATGATTATTCTGGATCTACCTTACCCACCGTCAATCAATAACTATTGGATGACGAGTGGGCATCGCAGATACATTAGTAAAAGGGGTATGGAGTTTCGAGGCGCAGTGTGGGCTTATTGCCTAGAATGGAAAGTGGGTAAATTGGGAGATCAAGCCGTGATGGTTCACATTGTTTTAAGACCAAGATCAAAGAAGCTCATGGATATTGACAATTGCGCTAAAGCTATTTTAGACAGCTTAGAACACGCAGGAATCATTACTTCTGATGTCCAGGTTGAGCGTTTAGTCATCGAAAGGGGGCAGCCAGTCAAAGGTGGTGGTTGCCGTGTGTTAATTGAAGTTTTTCAATCCGATAGCTCAGAGTCGAGTCCTTCACAAGAGGGCAGTTAGGTAAGGTGCGCCAGCCACCTCTTGAGTAAGCTGGCACTAATTTTGGAGAACAAAGTGCAAATAACAGTAGATTCTGAATTTAAAGAATTAATACCACCTCTTAGTTTTGAAGAATTGACGCAGTTAGCAGAAAATATTGCTAAAGATGGTTGTCGTGATCCATTAGTTCTTTGGAATGGAGTGTTGGTTGACGGACATAACCGTTATGACATTTGTAAGCGCAATGATTTGCCTTTTAAAACAATAGAGCGTGCTTTTGAAAATCGCAGTGAAGTAATTGAATGGATTATTACGAATCAATTTGGGCGCAGAAACTTAAATCCTTACATTCGTGGCATTTTAGCAATTCGCTTAGAAGCAGAGATTGCTGCAAGAGCTAAAGCAAACTTAAAAACTAGTTCAGGAGGTAAAAATCCTCAGCCTTTGAAGATATCTACAAAGGCGGTAGATACTAGAGAAGAACTAGCAAAGTTAGCAGGTGTATCAAATAATACAATTCATAAAATTAAAAAGATTGAGGAAAAAGGATCGGAGGAAGCAAAAAAAGCGTTAGCAAAAGGTGAGATTAGTATCAATCAAGCCCACAATGAGATTAAGACTAAAGAGCGCAGAGAAGAACGGGTTAAAAAGATAGTAGAAATTAGCAAAGGAAACTCTAGCCTAGAGCAAATAGCCGAGTTTTATCCTGTTATTTATGTTGATCCACCTTGGCGCTATGAACACTCTGAAACTGAAAGCAGGGCTATTGAAAACCAATACCCAACAATGAGCTTGGATGAAATAAAAGCATTAGACATCAATTCAATAACCACCGATGATTGCATTATGTTTATGTGGGCTACTAGCCCAAAGTTAGCAGAGTCTTTAGAAGTGATTGCTGCATGGGGATTTAGTTACAGAACTTGTGCCGTATGGGATAAGCAAAAGATTGGTATGGGGTATTATTTTCGCCAACAACATGAATTACTGTTAGTCGCAGTTAAAGGATCGCCCCCAACGCCTAAGCCAGAGAACAGACCATCTTCAGTTTTAAGCTATCCACGGGGAAAACATAGCGCAAAACCCGTTGAAGTGTATGAAATTATTGAAGCTATGTACCCAGAAATGCCTAAATTAGAAATGTTTAGCAGAAATCCTCGGGCTGGTTGGGGTTCATGGGGGAATCAAAGTGCATGAATTTAGTGATTCTTTAGCCAAAAGCCATACTGCTAGTGATTTGCCAATATGGGAAGAAATTTATAAGAAAGCCTTTCCTAGTATGTTAACAATGGTTGACCATAGGCAAGACGGAGAACACCAAAGGGCAGGCATTGATCGTTCAGTCATACTTGAAAATTCTAAGCAAATACTGATTGACGAAAAAGCACGGTTTCCTAGTAAAAATGGCTTTTCCTATCCTGATATTTTATTGGAACATATTTCAAATGACCAGACCAATGCACCAGGGTGGACTTGCAAACCACTAAGGGCAGACTATATTTGTTATGCCATTACAGGGTTAGGTCAAGCCTACTTGCTACCAGTACTGCAATTGCAACAGGCATGGAAAGCGAATTGTGCTGAATGGATAAAAAAATATGGTTCTATACCGTCAATTAACAACGGGTACAAAACTTGGAATACACCACTTATGCCAAATGTTTTGTTTTCTGAAATTGGCAAATGTTTAAGGATTCAATTTACAGCCTGTAATCAAACAACTAACTCTGGAGATAAATATGAATGTACCGTACAGAACCAAGACTGGCTTGGAGATTGGTAAATATTACGAGCGAGATACTCGCCCAGAAATATCAGCCGATATGGAGTTGATTCAAAGCATTATGTTGGGTAAATACGATTCTTTTCATCAAAAAGCAAAAATGGTTTACGGCTTTGCATTAGGAATTTTATTAATGATTTTTTGCTTGTTTGTGTTTGCTAAATGAAACACGCTAGTAAGGCAGAATTAATTGCGTTTGAACAGGAAACAGCGCAGTTGTGGGAAAACGGGGATTTACCGTACCTTATTCACCTATCAGGGGGCAATGAGGATTTTCTGATTGAATTGTTTGGTGAGGCGAGTGAAGGGGATTGGTTCTTTTCTACGCACCGTAATCACCACCACGCTCTTTTAGCAGGGATACCAAAAAATGAACTACAAAACACAATATTGGCTGGAAATTCTATGTTTGTTTATTCTCGCAAGCATCGTTTTTTCACTAGCAGTGTGCTTGCTGGTACTACTTGTATTGCTGCTGGCGTAGCCTATGCTTTAAAAGAAGCGGGTAGTAGCAACCGTGTCTGGTGTTTTTTAGGTGACGGGGCTGAAGATCAAGGTCATTTTTACGAAGCAGTCCGCATGGTCGCAGGGCATGATTTACCTTGCACTTTTATTATCGAGGACAACAATCGTTCAGTAGACACCACCTTATCAGGGCGTAATCCACTAGAGTTTAGGTTTAGGATGCCAGGTTGTGTAATCCGTAATCACTACACTCCGACTTATCCCCACGCTGGCAACGGTACTAAGAAGCACATTATATTTAAGGATAAAAGGTGAACAAAGTTTATTTTGGTGATTGCCAGAGAT